GAGGTTCTTCTCCATGTCGGACCGCAAGACGTTCAAGAACCGTTGCCCGTCCCAGGACACCACCAACGTGGCCGGGTCACTCACTGGTACGCCTCGACGTTCAGCCGCTTCTTGGCTTCCTCGGGCCACTCGAATGCGTTCAGTTCGCAGTACAGGCCGGTGAACAGGTTCTGCTTGACCCCGTTCACGTGGAACTGTCGCTCCACTCCCAGGGGGTCGATGTACTTCAACACGTCCTCCCGGTGGTAGTCGGCCACTTGGGTGGTGTAGATCGTGGTGTCGTTCTCTACGCCACGCTGGGCGTAGAACAATTGCTCCGCCGAGGTCATCGGCTGAATGAAGGCCGGGACATCCGAAAACAGAAGTGTGTAACCCGTAATCTCTCCGCCGCTGAACGTCGGCCGGTAGACATCGACCCGGTGAATCATCAACCCAATCAATTAAGCCCTCCACCGGACAATCGGCACCAACTTGTAGTAGTTCAAGGTTTGCTTGGCCGATACGCTCAACTGGTCGAGGGAGGCCGTCGCCACTCGGGAGTAGCTGTACTTGTCCAGCGATTCGGAAGTCAGGCCGGGAGTCATCCGGCGTGACGCATAGGTGGCTTGCACGAGTTCAGCGGTCACTTGCTGGATTTCATCGGGCACCGTGGCATAGCCGCCCACGTACTGGACTCTGACGTTCTGATAGCCCTGCATGAACACGCCAGGAGCGTAGATCTCCCCGAGTACGTAATTCACCCGCTCGTAAGGCAAGTACCACCAATAAACCAGGAGCGATGCGTTCAAGGACTTGGCCCCGAACGCTCCCTGGGGGGTCAGATCGGACGTAGCCCACGTGGCAAACTGGTTCGACACGGTGGCAGACCACCCGTTACCCAGGGCGTTCACGGCAGCGCCCAAATCGGCAAAGGTCACGTTCTCGGCAAAGGTCAGGGTGTTGGTAGTGGGCTCACCCGAGTTCACCCGGTAAAGGACCACGGCCGTAGAGGTGGCCGTGACCGTGGCCACGGATACCGAGGGCGAGGTGTTCGTGATCCATATGGCGGGAAGGGGGTTGATCCTGACCCCTTTCACTTGGGTGATCGGTGGATTGTTCACCAGGATGTTCGGGTCATCCGTCCCGTAGATGAGTTCATCGAAGTCCTGGGAGGCGAACTTGCGGTTGCAGTAGTTCTCCACGACCGCAGAACAGGCATTGATGAGGTTGGCGAGGTCATCCTCGTCCAACGTGGCGTTCGGGATTTGCAGTTGTGCCCGTTCGGGCGAGATCAAGGCAGTCACAAAAGGTATGTAGCCGACTGGCAGAAAAGAAAGGGCCGTCCAAAATGGACGGCCCCATTCCTAAGAAGCCAGGACTGCTTAGACCGGCAGGATGACCGTGTTGGAACAGGTCGAGGAATCCGCCCTGGTGTAAGGCGAGAGGACCAAGTTCTTTGTCGCAACATACTGCAAAAAGCGGGCAGAATCCACTGCCTTGTCAAAGTACAAGGCGTTCGTCTGGGCCGAATCCAAGGGCAGGTATCCGCAAGCGATGCTCGGGAAGTGAACCAGGATGATGTCGCCAGGGCTACCCAAAGCAGCCGCCTGTTCACAGACGTGAACCGGGCGGTTGAAGAGGGTACCCACCGGGGCGTAAGCGGCGTGGCCACCACCACCCGAGTAGTTCGGCGGAGTCGGCAGGAAGATCGGGTATGTCCCGCTCCCGTTCGGGAACGACAGCTTCATCAAGTCGCCGTAGGCAGTGGGGTTCACGATCCAACAGGCTTCTGTCTGGAAGTCTGTATACAGCGAAGTCCACATTGTCACGATGTCGGGGAACGTAATGTGTCCCGTGGTGGCCCGGTCCGCAATCGTCACCGTTGCCGCATTACCAATCAAGTTCACGCCCGACGACGAACCGTTCACAATCGAGTCGTTGATTTTGAAACGCATCTTAGCCGGGACGTGCTGGCGGATGTAAGTTTCCAGGTTGTAAGACTGGAACCTCATGAGTTCGTCCGTGATGTTCACCAGGACACCCATCTTGATGAGCGACAACTGCACGCTGTTGGTCAGTGCGGTCGTGTCGGTGATGGCCGTGTTTTCGTTCGTGACCGAGGCCGTGATGCCGGTGTTGCCCGCCGTGATGTTGATCTCGGGCACGTTGATGACCTGATTCTGCATCTCGTACTTCGTCATCATCGACAGGAAGTCAGGACCGCCGGAGAACGTCAGCGCCCAAATCTCGTCAGCCCATTGCTGCGGAACGAGTGAACCGCCAGCGGTTGAGGTCCCCACGGACATCGCAGTCTTGGTGCGGAGCCGGTGGTAGTCGTCCATCTTCTTGGCTGCGCCGAAGTCACCATGCTTGGCGGCCACGGCGCAGTCGAGGAACGCCTTGAAGGTGGGGAACCCGCCCTTCCGCTCGTTCGTCTGGACTGACCAGGACTTGTCTACCTTCACGCTCGGGAGGTCGAGAGACTTGTTCGACTTGGCGATGATGTTGAGGGCCTTCTCCGTGGCCTGCTCAATGCCCTTCTCGACTGCCACTTTCGCAGACTTGCCGAGGTTCAGAACGTCGTCGGTGTGGCCGCCTTCATCGGCCTGGGCACCTTCGTCCTCGGGGGACTCTTCACCGTTCACTTCGTCGGCGGTCGCTTCGTGAGCGAGGCCAGCCGAGATGAGGGCTTGCCCGTCAGCTTCTTCAAGGTGGAGAACGGTTCCTTCGCTCAACTGGTCGAGGGGCTTGTCAAGTACAACTGCAATAACTGCCATCTGGTCACATTCGATTGTGTGCCCCCTCAAAATCTCCAACCTGGGATGCGCCCGATCTCTGGCACCGTGCCTAATGGGGTCGCTCCGTCTTCGGTCTGATTTGCCGAGTTCACTAGCTGCCTCTATGTAAGCAGCACCAAACGAAAAAAGCCCCGCTTGTCGGCGGGGCTCTAGTCGGATGGGTGCAACCACGCCTCAGATTCGACCCAGGTACTTGTCCGCAACCCGGCGAGCGATGGCCTCGTGGTCGATGAGGTCGACCGCAACGTAGCTCATCCCGAGCTTCTTGGGGATGGGCTTCCGCTTCTTCACGTGCCCGATGACCTTCATCGGAATGAGTCCCTTGGTCACGGACTGTAGGACCGCCTCGGGGTTACACGGGACGCTCACCATCGACACCTCAAGCAAGAGGGCCTTGGTGGTGACACGCTCCACGCCGGGGTACTTCTCGCACTCTTCCGGGGTGGGCGGTCGCATCTCCAATGGGATGTAGCCGACACTGGCCCCGGCCAGAACCGGCGGGTCACAAGAGATGAGGGCGAATACCCTGTCGGGCTCGAATGACTCGGAAGGGTGGAGGCTGTCCGGCCGCCTGGGGTACTTCGTCTTCATCACCAGCGTATCGCCAACGGCCTTGATCCAAAGACTCTTGCCGACGGGCCGATCTTGCTCGTGGTTGAACAAGACCACCGGATTCACGTTGTACTGGTCGAATATGAAGGCGTCCGGGTAGACGAGTTCAAACTCCCGGTCGAGAGTGGCCGAGGTGATCTTGTGGACTGCCGTTCGGCTGTCCGGGTCTACCTCCGTGGTGATGGGCAGGGCGCTACGGCGGAATGCTTTGCCTTCCTTTGCGTACTGGGCGATGAGGTCTTGGGTCTTAAGTTTGTTCATGGGGGTATGTAGCAGAAGACAGCTTGACAATTGGAGTCCGGCCAAGGTATTGACCGCTCCATGATCCACCGGTTTACGGTCGTGGCGTTCCTTGCGCTCGGGTCCGGGTGCTGTTGCACTCAAACTGGTCCTAACCAGCCACCCCCATCGATGCCCAGGATTCCGCCCACCACGCTGGGCCAGTCATCGTCCGGAACGATTCTTTCCCCTTCAGAACTCCGAGTCGGTGATGACCAGCGACTAAGGCCCGAGATCTTTAACAGTTCTGACTAATCCACGACCCATTGAAGTGTGCAACGGCAACGGGGATGCCCAGGGGGAGCGTCGATAGTCCCATACGGCCCGGTGCCACTCTTGTACGGTTCATCCATTCCCTTCTCGACCCCGTTGAACTCCTTGCAAACGGGGCAGGCCAGCGAGTCACACAACCACTTCTTGCGGACATCGAGGCCCGTCTCCTTGGCCGCTACGATCTCGCCAGCGTGCCTTGCTCGGGAAGACTCCGTTTCGGCAATCATGTAGGCCCGGTCCGTCTTCATCGCCTCGAAGACTTCCTTGATCCGACCGGTCAGGGCGTTATGTGCCTCCCCTTCCGACAGCCCTTGCCGCAACTGCTCACGGGTCTGTTCAATGGCGTCGTCTACCAACTTGCTCGTGGTCTCCATTGTGGAGTTGGCGAAGGCCAGGACTGCCGAGTTCACGGCGTCATCCAACTTGGGAATGGGCAGGACCGTGTTTACCCCGAGGCCGTTCAGGAGCCGCTGCCCGGACCGGTCGTAGATGATGCGCAGAATCGGGCTTAGCCTGTCTACGATCTCCCCCGTCCAATCCTCTTCGGCAACGAACGCCTTCACGTCGATGTCCGGGATGCTCTTGTGATTCGGCAACTCCGTGGAGACGAGGTAGAACTCTTCCATCATGGCGAAGATGGCCTGTAGCTCTTTCGCCAAGAGCAAGTCTTCCTTGCTCCCCACCGACTTGTACGACCGGTTCCACCTCTTGGTGGACTTCAGCGCCTTGGCTTCCGGGCTGTCCTGTTTCGGTTGGGGTTCGTCCCGCTCGGGTGGCAGGTGGTCCTGGGCGTGGTTTAGCATCCCGGCAAAGGGATCGGCCTGGGCCTTGTTCACGGGCTCGTCGCCCCACGGCTTGGGAGCCAACCCGAGCTTGGCCCGTCGCTCGTTCGGCGTGATGACGTTGTTTTGCAGGTCCGCCAAATCCTCAGCCAGGTCTTGCTGACGCTCCCGTAGTTCGAGGTCCCTGTCCTTCTCCACCACGTCATTGACCACGAGGAAGAGCTTCGGGTCGAACTCGGCAACGAGGTGGCGGTTCAGGACTTCCAGAAAGGTGTTCACCCGTGGTTCCAGGCAGAACTCCTGGTAACTCCGCTTGGCGGTCGTGGCACTGGCGAGGTTGGCGTCTTGCGGGTCGAGAATCGGCCGGGGCATATGGAACGCCCGGTAGACGGCCGTGGTAATCTCGTCATGGAGTTGCAAAGCAGACAGGTCACGGGGCGGGCGACTGATCGGCGTGTAGGTCAAGGCCTCGGGATAGGTCAGAATGCCGTTCGATTCGCCTTGCCGAAGGAGCTTCGTAATCTGCTTGCCGATACGCTCGGCATTGATCGAACTCCACTTCTCACCCTCGGGTGGCGTGACCAGTGCGGCCGGGAAGGCGGCGTTCTGAAGAATGGCCCGCCACGTGTCCGTTTCCTCACGGAGCAGTAGGAGTTGCTGCCACACGCTGGCCACGGGCGACACCCCGGCCACGCTGTACGGGTCGAACGGGTTCACGGCCTTGAAGACGATCATATTTTGAGGGTCGATCTCCGGAGAGTTGGCGGAGAACCCGTTCTTGAAGGACTCCACGAAGCCCTTGTCGTCGTACTTGACCTGGATGTTCTGGGTTGGCAGAAGGATGACCGCCTCGACCCGGCCCATTTGCCGAACCTTGTACCAGTAGGCCGTACCGCAAAGGTCCAAGATGGTTTGCGTGACCTGAATCAGTTGGTGCCAGGATTGGATGTCGTTCGGGTGCTCCATGAGTGACAGGAACGGGTGTTCCAGGATCTCATGGGGTTCGCCCTTCCGGGTGAAGTGCCGGTAGTTCTTGCTCAGCTTGGTTCGCTGGCTTTTCGTGGCTGGCAGCTTGCCCGCCGGCATGACTCCGCAGAGACTCAGGTCTCGGGTCATGTGCTTGGCCACGTTGTCGGCGATGTGGGTCACGCAAGCGTAAACCGTGTCCTCCATGCTGTTGAGCAAGTCCACGGTGGTGGGCGATTCCCTGTTCCACTTCCGGCTGTAGGTGGAGATGGTTTGACCGTGGTGGCCGCCCAACGGCCGCCAGAGCGAGGCGAGGGCATTCTTGATCGTCTTGAACACGGTGTATTTAGCCGCTCTGGCCTAAATACCCCCATGAGCGATAGAGACGAACGAGGCCGGTTCCTTGTCGGCAACAAAGCATCCCAGGGCAACTGTGGTTTCTCCAAGGACATCTTCCGCCTGAAACGGGAGTGGTACGGCTTCTGGAACGACAAGAAGTTCGCCGAAGTCTTGGAAGAACTTCACCGGATTGCCCTTGGGGCTCCACGAGAGGAAGACCGGCTTACCGCCATCGAAATCATTTTCTCCCGTCACTGGGGCAAGCCGGTGGCCTCGGTCCAGTTGGACGTGTCCAACGAAACCGCCGCTCCCATCGTGGATCTGTCCGAGGAAGAGATGAACGTGGTGGAGAAGATCTTGAACAAGACGATGGTGGCAGATCAACAGGCAGTGAGGGCCATTGAATCAGCGTGACATCGGGCTCCTGGCCGCCCTGACCAAGAGCAAGTTCCGCAAGTTCGTTGAACGCTTCTGGCCCGCTGTTTCGGCCGATCCCTTCCAACCGTCCTACCACGTCGATGCGATTTGCGACTACTTGCAAGCCCTGGCCGAGGGCAAGATCCGTCGTCTCGCCATCCAGGTAGCTCCCCGGCACACGAAGTCGCTCCTGACCTCCGTGTTCTTTCCCTGTTGGTGTTGGATTCGGGAACCTCAGTGGCGGGTGATGTCGGCCACCTACTCGCAAACCTTGACCGTTCGGGATGCCGTCCGCTCCCGTCGCCTTCTCGAATCCGAGTTGTACCGGCAGTGTTTCCCCCACGTCCGTCTGGCCCCCGACGAGAACCGCCAGGACAAGTACAAGAACACGTCGAACGGGGAACGCTTCTCGACCTCATCGGCGAGTCGAACGTCCGGCTTCGATGCCGATCTGATCGTCGCCGATGACATGATTGACTTTGCCGAGCGGTCGAGCAAGGCGGCGTTAGAGGAAGCGTCGGACTACTTTCTCAAGACGCTGTTGAGCCGGTTGGTCTACGGCGAGGACCGGGTCGTTCTCTCGGGTCATCGGATCTCGGATGACGACGTGTTCGCCCGTGTTCAGGAGACGTTGGGGGACGAATACTGCTACCTCATCCTGCCCGAGGAAGCCCGTGACCTCCCGGCCAACTCCTTGGGGTGGCAGGACAGCCGCAAGGAAGGTGCCCTACTCTGGCCAGAGAAGTTCGGCGAGGGCGTGTTGGCGGGGGAGCGCAAGAAGTACCGGGCCGAATATGCGGCCGTCTTCTTGCAAGACCCCCGGCCTCGGGACGGAAACCTGTTCCGGCCGGAATGGTTCCAATCCTATGCCGTGGTCGATGGGGGTTATCGGCTTGGGGACAAGACCGTTTTGGCGTCGGACTGTTGGCGGTTCGCCACGGTCGATCTGGCCATCTCGACCTCGGACAGCGCCGACTGGACTGTCTGTCAGCTATGGGATTGCTGGCGGGGACACCTCATCCTGGTTCACCAGTTCCGGGGGAAGTTGGACGGGACGCAGATCATCCCCCGGCTGACGGAGATCCAGAACGAGTACAACCCCCAGTTCATGGTGGTGGAGAGTGAGTTCTCGGGTAAGTTCGTGCAAGACCAGCTAC